TGTATGCAGTATGATGAGTGGGACGATTGGTGTAGAATCCAGAGAAGAACATGAGGATGTTAGCGCAACCTATCAATTTCATTTTGCCCGCGACACAAGAGGCATGTTAGCAGAGGAAGGTCTAAAGCTAATCATATATTGTGCAGCAGCACAGATGGACTTACAGAAGGTGTATGACTTCATAGAAGAAAACATGGGCCTTACAGAATACAAATTTGGAGAAAACGATGACTAAAAAATATGCACTAATGATCGACGTTGATGGTGACTGGATGTATGTACCACAGAACCCAACACAATTTCATAACTTCCCAGAGCCACGCCTATTCGATACGCTTGAAGAAGCCCGGGTAGAGCAAGACAACTGGCTGACTGCTGTTGTTGTGGACTATGAGACAAAGCAAATCAAACCAATGACTGAAGAAGAACGTAAGGCATCTGTGCAACGTGCAAAGGCTAACAATGTTCACGGTTGAGTTTGAGAGTGACGCATCTATCATTACTGTCCTAGATGAAACAGGGCAGTATGATGATGTTGAGGTTATCATAGGCGACGATAGCGAGGTGTTCATTCGACAGTTTGATGCTGATGCTAACACCTACGATATGATTATATTAACATATGCACAGCTTGTAGAAATACTGGCATCCTTGAATAGTACAGAAGGAATGCATAAAGTAATAGCGAAAGGTGTGCTATGATTGATTACATTACAGGGGCATTGTTTATGTATATCTTTGCTATGCCTTTGTTACTATACATAACAGAAGAAGTAGAAGACGGTAGTGGGTGGGGCCGTATTCTATTTGCAGTACTGTGGCCTTTGGCTAGTCTTGAGGCACTAATTAAAATGTTACGAGGAAACGAAGATGATCGAACTGGGTCTAATTAAATCACTACTAAACAAAGAGTTTTATGAGCAGCACAAGAACCTGCTATCACGCAACGAACTATTCACAAAAGACGTGCGTAAGATTAAGCAAGCCCTTGATGGTGCGATGGAACAGTATGGCACAGACCTGACACCACAGGATTTACAGGCTGTGTTCCTTACACAAAACCAAACGCTCACTACAGCTAACAAAAGTACATATGATGATATGTTCAAGAAGCTAGAGATTATTGAGCCAATCAATCCTGAGATTGCTACGGATACATTCTCTAAGATGTTCCAACAATTCTTAGGTGAAAAGATAGCGAACATAGGTTTCGAGTGCGTCAATGGATCACTAGATACGCTTGAGCCTCTACGCCGATTACTAGAGGATTACAAAGATGATTTTACTCCTGATGTCCGTGTCGAGTGGGATGACCATAGCTTTGACACTTTACTTGATGCCGCTGATCTGGAAGCACAATGGAAATTTAACATTCCAACTCTCACTAGAAAAGTGGAAGGTGTTACTGGCGGTCATCTTGTTGTGGTTGGCGCTCGGCCTAATACTGGCAAAACTTCTTTTCATGCCTCTCTGGTAGCAGCAGAGGGCGGTTGGGCGCATCAGGGTGCCAAGGTAGTCGTGCTGTGTAACGAAGAGAAATACACACGTGTCGCTTCTCGCTACTTATGTGCCGCTTCTAACATGAACATGAAAGAGATACGTGAGAACCCTGTACTAGCACGTAAGCGTTACGATGTTGTCAAAGAGAATGTGCGTATCAAAGATAGCACAGGCAAAGACATGAAATGGGTTGAGTCAGTAGTGAAGCATTCCAAGCCTGACGTGTTGATCCTAGACATGGGTGATAAGTTTGCCGACACATCTAGTGAACGCACAGACCTGACGTTAAAAGCAGCAGCCATCCATGCACGTAACATAGCCAAGCAGTATGACTGTGTGGTTCTGTGGATGTCACAGCTATCAGCCGTAGCCGAAGGACGTGTGGACTTAGATCAGTCTATGATGGAAGGATCGAAGACAGGTAAGGCAGCAGAAGCAGACTTGATGCTACTGATCGCCAAGACAAAAGATGTTGAGGGTGAGGGTATCAACCCAGAGCGTCATATCAATTTTGCTAAGAACAAGATTAATGGGTTTGACGGACGTGTTGTTTGTATGCTAGACGGTGATCGTGCGATATTCCGCGCGTAAGAGAGGGAAACATGAGAGCAGTACTAGACTTAGAAACAAGCGTTACTTGGCGCGAGAATGCCAAAGGCAAGTCAATTATCTTCAACGATCCATATGAGAAGGATAACAGCCTTACTCAGTTTGGCTTGGTGAATGTAGATAACACAGACGAAATGCACATCATCAACCTAGACCACAATGAAGAGAAAGACATTGATGGTTCAGGCCGTGCATTCATTCAAGCTTTGTTGGACAAGACAACCCTGCTCATCATTCACAACGCTAAGTTCGATATGATGTGGCTGTGGGAATGTGGCTTCGTCTATGATGGCCCTATCTATGATACCATGATCGCAGAGTATATACTGGATCGTGGGCAGCGTAACCCTGTCGGGCTTGCTGCGTCTGCTATACGTAGAGGTTTGGCAGAGCAGAAAGAAGATTACCTATCAACGTGCCTCAAGAAAGGAATTAACACCAATGAAACCGATCTCGCTTCTCTTAGCCTTTATCTTAGGGCTGATCTGCTCACAACTACTGAGTTGTTCCACCAACAGGAACGAGACTTTGCCCAAGCCGACAGTAAGTCCCTTCATAACGTTAGACAAGTTACCTTCGACACCTGTAAAACCCTCACCCAAATGTACATGTCAGGATTCAAAGTAGACCTAGATGTACTAGAAGAGGTGCGTCAGGAGTTTGAGCATGAACGTGCTACGATTGAGACACGGCTGCAAGACAAGATACGTGACCTGATGGGTGACACCCCAATCAACCTACGTTCATCAGAGCAGAAGTCTAAAGTTATCTTCTCACGTGAGATGAATAATAAGAAGGACTGGAAGGGTCTATTCACATTCGTTAAGGATGCTAAAGAGTTCAAGAAGACTGTCGAAGCTAACTCTACTCTAATCCGTAAGACAGAGGCGTTCACCTGCCCTACGTGTGAGGGTCAGGGTAAGACGTTTAAGGTAAAGAAGGATGGCACAAAGTATTCTAAGCCTAACAAATGCAAAGACTGTGATGCACGTGGATATCAACTACGTAAGACAAACAAGATGGCAGGACTTGGGTTCTTTCCACCTAACAAAGATTGGGCTAGTGACAACGGCTTCAACACAGGCAAGAAAGAACTAGACGTTCTGATCGCAACAGCGAAGAACAATAACATGCAGGACGCTATCGACTTGCTTACAGACATGAAACGTTTGAACGCTGTCAACAGCTACATCTCTAACTTTGTGAACGCTATTGAGCTACACACCAAAGCTGATGGCCTACTGCACGTTAACCTGACACAGACTGTTACAGCTACAGGCCGCTTCTCTGGTAAAGACCCTAACATGCAGAACATGCCACGCGGTAACACATTCCCTGTGAAGAAGGTGTTCGTTTCACGTTGGGATGGTGGCTACATTATGGAAGCAGACTTTGCACAGCTAGAGTTTCGTACCGCTGCATTCCTAGCACAGGATGAAGTAGCCATGCAAGAAATCGCAACAGGGTTTGACGTACACAGCTACACCGCCAAGGTTATCACAGATGCGGGACAATACACCACACGTCAGGAAGCAAAGGAACACACCTTCGCTCCGCTATTTGGTGCTACAGGGTTTGGACGTTCCAAAGCGGAGAAAGCATACTACGAACATTTTACAGAGAAATACAAAGGTGTCGCTGCTTGGCACCAGAACCTAGCTGATGAAGCTATTCGCTTTAACAAGATTACTAACATTTCTGGGCGGCAGTACGCATTCCCAGACGTAGAGCGCAGAGCTAATGGTGGTGTGTCACATTTCACCAACATCAAG